ACGCTTATCTTTACAGATAAGGTCACTGTTGAACTTACGAGCGGATGGTCAGGGAATGAAAAGAATGAAATACATCGAATATGTGGTGGGGAATTAAATGAAGAATAAAAGTGGGAACATACCTTATCATGATTAGGTCAGTTTTGGAGATCGCCTACACCAAATTGGGAACAGCATCTTTGGCTTTGATTTCTCCCAATAAACGAATACATTCAATCTTGATGTTTTCATCAGAATATTTCATCCCTTGTATTAATAATGGGACAGCATTTACCCCCATATCAATTAATTTATCTTTGGCCATCTGCCTTTCCATTAAAGTGAATTTTGATGATAAACCATTAATGGGAGAATCTTGAGCGAAAGCCAAACCAAAAACCATTGGTAGATTTATTAATAAAAAAATAGTTGCTAATTTTTTAACTTTTAAGCCCCTCATATTGGCACCTCCCCTTTAATTTAAAAACAAAAGCCTGGCTTCGCCATTTTGAATACGAAGTTTTTTGATTCTCTTCGAGATGGATTCTTGGATTGAAGAGTTCTGTGGATTATTTTGGATGAAAGAGAGTAATTGAAATCTATTGATAAAAACTTGAGGATTAAGATATGGTTTTGTTTAAAAGCTATTGAATATATTATGGTTTTAAAGTTTTTATGGGGGGGGGGGTAGAAAAAATAAAGCCTGGATCATAAATTTGAATGCCAGGCTTTTAAGGTTTGTTTCCACCACTTTAGTCCATTGTAAGGGTGGTTAAGGCAAAGACTTCACTAAAGAGGCGTAAAATCCATTAATTGTTTCATTTTTATGTTGATTGCATACCGTCGAATAATCCATACATTAAACAAATGGATTTGTCAAATTTTATTTTAGAGGCATAAGGGGCTATTGTAAAAACTTTGTAGCGGAAACCTTTAAAGTTCCATTTTACTCCTAAACGACCACTTTACAAGGTTTTATAGGAAGTTCCTCCCAATGCTGGAAAATTTTTTGGATAATGAAACAACCTTTCGCTGAGTAACATTGAAGATTGCAACAGTTATTCGTAGTGTCGGTTTTGCTGGTGGACTTGACAATCGGTCTTAAATCTTTTATTTTTAACCAGAATTTGGAAAAGGCAAGGCGGGAATAACTCAGCGGTAGAGTGCAACCTTGCCAAGGTTGAGGTCGCGGGTTCAAATCCCGTTTCCCGCTCCAGGGGCGGCATAGCCAAGTGGTAAGGCGGCGGTCTGCAAAACCGCTATTCACCGGTTCAAATCCGGTTGCCGCCTCCATAATAAAATCAAGGGGTTAGATAGATTTTCTAACCCCTTAAATTTTGCCATAGTCCGGTCATTCCCCACGCTATTCCCCACAAACTTCCTTCAAAATAGCCCCTGTACGTTCTCAGGATCGGTCAGGGCGACTTTTTTGGCCTCCGGCTCCATTAACTTAAACTTTTCAAGGTACTTATCCGCCATCCGTTTTACTTTCATACTAACCACCCTGTGATCCAATCCAAATATTTGCGCGACTTCGTAGCCGTTGAATCCGAACATTTGTGTCAAAAGAAAGAATTTCTGATCGTCGGTGAATTTGCTTTTCCTTGTTGCCTTCAGTCCTTCCCGCCTGGCATCCATGGCCTGGATCATTATTTCTAACTGCTCCACGGCCCGTTTGTACATGCACACGATGGTATTTTCTTTGACTCCGAAACGCTCGGCCAATTCCTTGCAGGGCATCTTATTGAAAAACCTCTCCACAAATACCGCCGTTTGCGTCAGCCTCAGATCCTCGCTGCTCCATGGAACAACATCCTCTTCTGAAAAACCGCCAAGTTCTTCCTCGGTGATCCCCGAAAACTGTACTTCTTTTTTCAAGGGATAACAGACAATCTTACTCAAAAAATGCTTCTCCATCACATGGTTGTCTTCCCATAAAAATTTTTCCACTATTTCACAGGGCTTGACGCACTTCTCCCTATCCCTGCATTCGTTGCAAAGTTTTTCCATGCCATGCCTCCCTAATAAGCCTTTGGTTCGGGCTCCTTCAACGAGTTCATGTTTTCAAGCTGCCGGACCTCATCGACGGTCAGGAAACCGGCTGTAATCGCAATCTGGTAACTCTCAAACCGCGTCTTGGTGTCAGCCCGGAGAAAACCTTGCGTTAAATGCTCAACAAAATATCTTTCCTTCTCCGATTCAGTGAGAAGGCTTTTCATCATGGCCTGTTCTATTCTGGTAAGCCACGGCTGCAATGTGTGAGTGAGAAAACTTCTATTCTGCTCGGTGACGTTTGAATAAGTGGATCGTTCATAGTCCATGACCAAATTCAGGGGCACTCTAAAGCACCTGGCGACCTCCACGACACTAAATTTTTGGGATTCGATCATCTGGCTGTCCTGCGGAGATATGCCGATGTTCTGCCATTTCAGGTCGTTGTCCATGATGGCAATACGATGGTGCTTTCCCTTCCCCTGATGGCCTTCGGCCCAGGCATTCTTCAGGTTCGAATGTGATTGGGCCGACAAAGAGTTCGGGGTGGACAAAATTCCGCCGGGTGACGCATCGTTCTTAAAATAGCTTGCGCTGTATTCCTGGACTGCTTTGGAAGCCCCGAAGGTGTCCCGTAGCAATGTAAGCGGCGAATATCCGATAATGCCATCGGAAGAAAGGCCCCTGATGTGCAGGATGTCGCTCATTGGATAGGTTTTCTCGGTTCCGTCGTTTTGGTGCTTGTAAACAAGTTCACGGCCTTGCACCTCCACCGTCACTCTATCCGGGTGCAATGGCCACAGTGCCACCACCTCACCATTCTCTCTTTCGATGAAGCAATAGGCATTGCCCCTGAGACAAAGATGCCCGACGATTAACTCTCGAACCTCGAATGAGGTCATCAAAGGATTTGGTGCGTCATGCAGGATGGGATATAAAGAAAAGTCCCGCGCCCGTTCGCGGTCGCCGTTATCCATCCGCACATAGGTTATTAAGGGCAGGGCAGCTATCGACTCGGCCAGCACACGAATACAGGCATACACAGCGGGAATGCCCAGCACTACACTCTCGGAGATATTTATACCTGAGGATGTTTCCCTGCCTTCGAATGCGTCCAAGTTCGTCCAATTCCTTTTCTTGAAAAAAGGGAATCTCATTTTTTTCTCCTTTTCTAAAAAAAGGGGAGCATAGAGGGTATGCCAGCCCCCGCGGTCGTCGCCGATTCCGCAACTCCCCTTTGGGATGTCATCATGCACGTTCAGCTAAACCGATGCACCATGAAAGGGTATTCCCATTCTCCGGGGTTACGGCAGCATCCCACATCCCCTGGCCATCAAAGCGAATCAGGATGCGGTAGCTCATCAGGTCCTTGGTCCAGCCAGGGATGTTTGACTTTTCAAGCCTTATATCCCGCCTGATGCCGATGCAATACTGGCTCAAATCCAAAAGCATGATATCATCTGCATCGCCTAAGGTCGGCATATGTGAGGTAAAGATCACCGGGCGGGTGAGAATCTCAAATCCGTTCGCGCCCCTGGTCAGCACGGGGACGTAACTCCCAGCCGTCCCGATTGCGATATTGAGACTTAAAAGTTGCGGTATTGTGTTGTCATTAGCCAGCCAAAACGCACGCTGACGGCCTGCGGGATACATGCGGGCGAACATTTTCGTCAAGTTTTCCCAGACAATCGTGTCGGCTTTTTGTCCCGATTCTTTTGCGATACTAATTTTGGCTGGGTCGTTCCTGATTCCAAGGGGTTGCCCTCCACCCGTTCCGCCAATAAAATACTTATCCAAACCATAACCAATAGAGGTTCGCATGGCACGATCAAGCTGCGCCTCGAAGCCCTGGCCGTCTTCCCGAAGCTCATTACTGATGTCAACGAAAATGGCTCCCTTCTTCGCTGTAAGGGTGATCGCGCGTAACTTGCCGGTCTGCTTGCTCCCTTCGGCTTCCTCCGCAAGAAACTCCATCGAAAATCCCCCAAACAATGTGCCGCTCGTTTGTGTCGCGGTGTCCCATCCTGGGACCTTCCGGGTTGCGCTCTCCATCGGCCAAACGGTTGCACGGGGACGGATGATTTCAGCCTCGATGCTGTCATCCAGCCATTGAGCGGCCAAAGGTTCGGGGACGGCGAAACCACCACTCGAAGGTACACCTTCAACCATGCTTGCCCGAAAAGCCCGGATCTCCTCTTCATTGATTTCGAGCTTCCGCCCCTGGTTGAACATTCCAGCATAAGTGCGATTCATCGCCGGTCCGCCTGCCACCTCAAAAATCGAACGGTCCTCTTTCTTGAGATCGGGGACGAAGGGCTTTTGATCCTTTTTCCCGGCATCAACGATATCGAATGCCTCGAGTCTACTATCAAGGGCGCGGATCTCACCCTTCAGCTCTTCCATGCGTTCAGCATTTTCGCCGGTTTTTGCCAGTTCCGCCAATTCCTCAACTGCCGCTTTCTTACTCTTCAATAAATCATTTCTGTCCATCTTGTTCCCTCCTTGTTTGTGGTTGATTGTTCGATTGATACCGACTGTATTGTCTGCCGGCGCTGCTACAAGACTAACTTCGTATGGCATCCATCGGCTTGCAATAAAACCCGTTTTCGTTTTCTCTCTTTTAGTGATTTGATATCCGATGCTCAGATTTCGGATAATGCCGTCCTGGATATCCCGCCACAATGCGTCCTGGTTCGCTGAGAGACGTATCACGCCCCGCAGCTTCCCCTCTGCCACGTTTAGATCTTCCACCACCCCGACCGGCAACATTCCCGTGTTATGACTGGCAAGCAACGGCAAGGGTGCCCGACTGAGGTCAACCGCGTCGGGCTTGTGGGAAAGGATTTCCTCGCCGTCGTACCTCCTGACGGGGTGCTCACTGGAAAGGCTCGCACTTACTGTCCGGGTTTCCGCCCGGATGTTACTTGAATCGATTTGAAAACTTCTTTTTTCCATCTTTACCTCCTTTTAATTCGTTTTAGTCAGGCACAAAAAAAGGGCATGTAGTGTCGTGGCACCACGATGCCCTTTTCTTGCTTTAGGTCAGGGGAGCGACCCCTCACCCGCCTAATTGTCTACAGCCAACTGAGTATAGGCACCACCTCCTTTTTTTGATTTCGCAAAGCGCCGTCCAAGGCCATGATGCTTGAAACAACCAGGTCAATTTTTTCCTTGCTTCGCTTTTTGCTCGGCTTTATGTTTCCGGCTGCATCGATCTCTGTTATCACATTGCTGAAGCACCACTTCAGCGCCGGGTTGTTTGGAAACGCGATTTTTCGAGACAAGATTAATTTTTCCATTTCCTTCGACGGTGGACTCAAGGAAGCAAAGCCCTGCCCAAATTCCAAAACGGTCAGGCCCATGTCCTGGAGATCCTTAACAATTTTCGT